TGATCGAGAATGTAAGGTAAGCTCTCAATACCGGGTTGAAACATGTCTTCAAAGTAGATAACATCTTCATCTGTGACTTCTCCATTTCGCATCATTTGAACTAGATTCATCATCTGGCTCATGCCAAAGTAACTGCGACCGTGTGCATCTAACACCTGTCCTACGCTGATACTTTGCGTATTATCAATAGTGGTACCCGGAACATAGACAACATCCAGGCCACGACGATCAAATACACGCTGGTTCCATTCAGTGAGTTGTAGAGTGTAGCGGGCTTCATACGACTCCAAACCACAATAAAATAGTTTACGCATAGCGACGTTGCCCAGAGAATCGACGGCTATCTTCGTCCCACATGTTCTTGGCGTTTTTGCCTTGTGTGAACTTGTTGTACTGTTGCCATGCATACGCTTTGAAATTATACAAATCTTCTTCACGATACCTGTAACCGTAATCTTTACAGAATTCCAAGTAGTTTGACAAATCTTCAAATGCTTGAAGTGCTCTGGGGTTTACACGATGTTGGGGTTTGCCCATGGTATTTCCTTTAAATTACAATTGATTGTGTTGGACGAGTAAGGTTATAACTAATGCAGCATCCGTTCTCGCCGTCTTCGGATACTTCAATTACTACAGCACGACCTGGATACCGGTCAGCTATTTGTATATATAGGTCATCTGCGATCATCTCGCAACTTTTCCAGTCCAGTGCTAGAACGGAATTCGAACTGCTATACAACGCTTCGAGCCATCGTTTGAACTGAATGAATTCAATGTCTCTGTCGTTGTGGAACACATCGATTGACACCCGGAAATGAAATATATGGCGATGAGGATTAGCAAGGAACGATACATCATATTCTCCTGCTGTATTTAACTTGGGATCTGTGGCTGCCGCTGGATAACAATGGATTCCTTCTTTGCGGAATGTGACCCAAATTTGCCGTTGTGCGGCTGCTTTAATACGTTCAATAGTTTCACGTTCTGCTTGTATCATTTTTGTAGTAGTTCCATAGTTACAATTTTACCAATTGACTCAGACAAGTTTTCTTCTTGGGTGATAATGTGTAATTTAACACGTTGCTCGTCCTTCTTGTAGTCATACCAACGAGACTCCACTATTGTGCCACCACTTACTGCCTGCACCTTAAACACAATAGGATCTGGAAGGTCAATGCCACTTGGGCTATCATCACACAGTGTCTCATCTATTGAAACACTAATGTTTCCGCGACCTATCCTACTGGGTCTGCTATCTTCGGCGTCTATTAAAAAGTGAAGCAGTCGTTGTCTTAACCAGTTTTTCATTGTATTACTTCGTCCTTGGTATATTTAGACCAGTCAGTAAACACCGATCGTTTTTGTAAGTTGTGTAGGCTGTGACACCACACACCTGGGTTGGTTGCGGCAAAGTCTTTATCGTCAATTTTAAGAGTGGCATTGTATCCAAACTGTTTTATATACGGAAGTTTAACACTGATCATTGGTATGAAGTTGTGGAACTCCACCAACGAGGATTCTAGTAGGCCTTCGGCTTGAGCATGATCTAAATCAAGAGTGCAGTAGTTAGGTTGTTGTTCTAAACAACTGCGAACCATGTATTCCCACTCGCGCCACCCTTCGCCGTCGTTGATATCTAATGCCGGAAAACTTTGATTGGCACCAAAATAAATGTGTTCGCAATCGTTGTTATTGAATTCTTGTAGAACAATCTGTGGATCCTGTACGCCTACTACAAACAATGTGCGTAGGCCGAATGCAGGGGTATGTTCCACTTCCGTTCCAATAAAAAAACTTACTTCTTCGTGTCCTGCTCTATTCATATAACTCCGAGAAAATTAAACGGTGATTTTGGTTAATAAGCTGATCAAATTTATCATACAACGGTAACAGTGTTTCAGTCTGTTGCGTTGTAGCAGATGCTATTTGATCTTGTAAACGTATCTGTAAAATATCAGGTAACTGTGTTAGTTGGTCTAAATTATGTTGTTTTATGTATTGTAACGCAGAGCAACTTAGTTTGTCAAATCCATGTCCTCCAGATTGACCAACCAAAAATACATTATCTGGCGAAGTAAATTCCAATGCTACTTGTATTGCATTAGTAATGTCCAAACTACTCAGTGGAAAATAAACCATATTTACTTGTATGTCTATAAAATCCATAGCCAACTTATTTAGGTTGTTATAAAACTCATCCCACTTGGCACCGTTTCTAATGTATTCAAACCGTTGGCCAGTTGATTCAAAACTAACTATCCAAGTTACATTATCAAACTGCTTTAAACTATCGTAGATACGATTGTTGTTGATCATGGTCAAGTTGGTAGTGACTTCAATGCTGACATCGGGATTTATTTTGTATAGACGTTCCAATACATCTAGATTTTCTTTAATCAATAACGGTTCACCACCGGCCATTTGTAGTATTTTGAGACTGGCCAAATCTGAATCTGTTACAGTAGGTAATATTCTAAAACTTTGTTTTCGTCCTTGCAGTTCGGCCCAGCGACTACTAAAAATAGGACTGCAATACACACAATTAAGATTACAAGTATTGCTCCAACGCAAATCCAAATGCTCAAGCTGAAAATCTTCAGCTGAATTAAGATTGTGATGAAAATCATCATATTGATAAATGCTACGACGACTTTCCCAATTAGTATTAACTGATTCGCGTTGCCAGCAAGCACTACAATTTGTGTGTTGTTGGTCGTCGATAAATGCCTGACGAATCTCTACAAACTTAGACAAAGATTTTGCATGACCAAACTCCTGCAATGGTACTCGGTCTTGGCTAATACAACAAAGTTTAGCTTGACCATCGGGATCCAAGCTAAGTCCTGACCACGGAGCGGCACAAAAGTTTTTGCGGGTCAATTAATCACTCTTGTTGTTACCAACTTCGTAGGCCATGTCGAGTTTGAGTTTGACAATTTCGTCTTTTAAATGTAATCGTTGTTTTTTTAAAACTTCCAAGGTGGTATCTTCAAAAATGCCGGTGCTTTCCATGCCGTCAATACGTTTATCCAATCGAGCATGTTCTTCTTCTAAATGTCGTACTCGGTGTTGCAATTTTTCAATCATTGGGTCTCCAACTCGTCTAGTTTGTTTTCATCCAAATCAATGTCGTCGCCATCGACGCCGTCATCGTCTTCTACTTCAAATAAGTTATTAAACATACTCATGGCATTCTTGGCTTTTTTACCTTTGAATCCACGTGTACCTACAATATCCATCCAATAACGGTCATAGTGCTCAATGATGGCTTCGGCTTCGGCACGATCGGGTGTGGCAAATATAGCATCCACAATGTCCTTGAATCGGGCATGGTCGCCATTTTGATTCCACATCATAGCAGGCCATGTGCCCGAATCGTATTCACGATTGGCACGTTGTACTGCCTCCAAGTGCATCCAAACATTATGCCCCATGAGTAAAGCATAACTGAAACTATCCCACGATGTTTTACCTTCTTTACCAATCTTATTTAACATACCGGGTTGATAATAACAAACGTCTTTCATCTGTAACTGTCGGCTAATTGGGCTTTCATCAAAGTGATTAACCAATCCATCGGCTACTACAGCCTGACCGTAAGGGCGAGTATCCGTGGAATACTTTTTGTCATCAGCAATGGGACTCATACGATAGCACCACTTGTCGTTGTGTGGTAGATCAATATGGTGATACACTTGCCCATTGGCCGTCGCCAGGAACGGTGATGCACAGTCAAAACTGATAGTAAAAGCAGGATTAACATACTTGCGAACAGCCCGTTGGATATCAGTTAATAGCACCGCCCACTCTAGTTTACTTGTGCCCAAGAAATGCATCCAGTCGTGTATGCCTTCTTGTAGGAGATTATCGTGACGCAGAGCTACTAGGCGTCGCAAGACCAAATGCACGTCACACATGTTTTGACCGCCCATTGACCAACCGTCAAAGTGTGTGTCAGGATACACAGCAGGGTCACAATAGTGTTTCATTGTATCATACCAACGATCAGCATCAGCATGATTGGCACCTTGTAAAACATTCAGCACCTTCATGCCACCGTTCTTGACACCCTTGCGGTGTTTCATATAGTAATCATTGTTGTATTTGGTAGCTTCTACTGCTTCTGGTAGGGTAGTGATACCACATTTGTCGCTGGCATTTTTGTCGTGTATAACCCAGGTTGGTATATCAAGAGTCATACCATAGTCAGCAATTCCATCTAACCATTTGAGCACAGCCCCACGTTTTTTCTGTGCGGCATCTAAAAGATTTTGATAGTTTTTAACATGATCAATTTTGATATACTTTTTGTTGCCATTTTTATCGTGCTTGGGTGTACCATCTGGCTTAAGATCTAACACATGTTCTATACCACGGGCTCGAAGTTCTGCCATCTTAGCCAACACCGCGGGACTTGTTGGATCTCGCCATTCACCTTCCCACAAGCCCTTGGCAATTTGGAATCCACCTGAATCACCTAACATTAGTGTGCCGGACTCGCGATTGCGAACCATGTCCTCCGACCAATCTTGCTTGTTCAAATCCAAGTTAGCATGACCACCCGAGTATAATGACCACCGGTATGGAAACAGGCTTTTAGAACTGTTAAGCCAGTTCATCTGTTCCATGTCCTTCATACCAGCAGGCATTCTAGCAGGATCTACATAAGGACCGTTTACCGGATCGCGTTGTTTACCTATGTAAGTGGCATAGAAGCCACTGATAGCTGGTAAGAATACAGCGTAATCGTTTTGCTTGGCGGTTAAGTTATCCTGGGTCATTTATCAACACAAAGCATTTTCATAATTTCAAATTTTTCATAAGCATCTTTCAATCCAGGGTGTTTTTCCATTGCTTCTTGAAGTTTTGCTTCTTGTTCCATTTTAGATTTAGCCCAAGATAATACATCCTCGGCTGTTTGACTTAATCCAATAGAAACAGATTGTGCAATGTCTACCCATTCAACTCCATTAAAAGTTTGCATAGAATGGCGTTGTGGATTATAACGAACGTTTCCGCTGTCTTTGGCAATTCCATTAAAGGTTGGACCACCACGGGTATAGCCACCTTCTAAATATTCTGATCTACTGTCAATTGTGTTAATCATATTATTTGCTCTGTGCTGGAAGTTTAAAGCTGTAAGTGGCCAAGCCTGAATCCACAGTGATTTCTGCAATACCGTCATCACTAATACGCATGACTTTGTCACCGGTTAGATCAAGAATACTGATCACAGTCTTAACTGGCCAACTCCATTCACGCTTGAGGGTACCACCTACATCTGGCTGGAACACAAAGTTACCTGCGTGGGTAGAGTGATCACCAAAATAAAACTTTAGATCTTTACCATCTGTTTTGGCTTTGAAATTAACTTCTTCAGCATTGGCACTGGCCTGCATTTTCAATCGCTGAACAGCAGCCACAGTTGGCTCAAACTCAATGTGCCATGTAACTGGTTTCATCTTGACATTTTTTAACTTCTCATTAATGATTTCTGTGGCCATAAAACGATAGCTGTTTTTAAAATCACCTTCGGCATTTTCAAATGTGAGTTGATCTAATGCCCCTGTGTCCTTGCGTGTAATAGCAAGTTTGGCATTTTCTTTGTAAGGTTGCAAATTTAGCAATACCTTGAGCTTGCTTAAATTTGGCATACCAAATGTGCCAATAAAGTCTGCTACCGGTCCGGCAAAGGTGCCATCAACAATAACGCTACGGTCTTCGGCAAGTCCATTAATTGCTGTAGACTTGTCGTCGCCGGTGATCTTAACTAGGTCAATGCAACCTAAGTCATAAGTGTGTTCTACTAAGTCTAGTAAGTGATCTTTCATTTAATTCTCCTCGTTTGTTTATTGTACAGTGTTTATTTAGATTTTGCAACAGGTTTAGGTAATATTTTTGCCAAACTTTGGCCGCCACGCAATGAAGTTAGCTGACCTGGTTTACGGAATTCGATCCAACTCCACGCACCATCATCGTCGTAACAAAACGTTTCTTCAAATCCTATGTACTTTGCCCAACCTCGAATCAAGGTGCCAGGTGTATAGCTGGTAGTATTTTGTTCAACTGACTCCATGGCTTGATAGCGATCACAATCATTGAATGTAAAAGCCAGAACGCCGCCAGGTAATAATTTTTGATAAATTTCTTCAATATATTTTTTTATCATTTCAAATGGTTTGTAATTAAAATAATTATAGGCCAGGCAAAATCCAATTTGTTGGTCGGGTAACCGGTTCAGGATTGGATCATCAAATGACTCTTCAATTACATAAGGACGTAGTCTGTATTGATAGCTTTGATTATATTGTTGCATTGATGGTTCTAATAGATAATAACTTTCATCAATAACATATAATGGATCAGCACCAACCATTTCTTGCATAAACGGTTCTTGCATAGGATGTATAATCATGCCAGGATGTTTCCAACCACATTGTGAAGCCACACGAGATTTCAACATAATTGCAACCTCTGGGTCTATTCGTGTAGGCTTGTTACGATGAAAGCTGACTGCATCAGGGCTCTGCGCAGATTTTTCAGTTAATTGTTTTTCATACCATTTATAGCTTCGATGTAACCATACATTACCTTGCTCTTCAATATGGCGGGTTACTTCGTGTTTTAATGCAGTTACTTCTTGTTCAAACGTTGTAAAGGATTCTTGTAGTATTAGATTTTTTTCTAGTAGGCGTAATCGAAAAGACTCGTTAACACCTGCCAGCGGAACGTCGGCTTGATGCATGATCAAAGCTGCTCTTTCACTGGTAGTTTGTTGTAGATCCGTTACTGTCATTTCTGACAAGTGATTACTTAATCGGATCAGTTCTACTAGATTCATATTACCACTCAAATAAAGTTTGGAAAGTGTTTTCGGTGTTTGTAGCACTGGCTAAATCCCACTCCAGTACACCTAATAAATTGTCCAGCTTCTGATCAACCACAGTAGCTTCCATTTCACTATCATCAAATGGCAAGTCTTTGAACCATTGCGGCAAATGTTGTTCATCTGTGGGATATCCAATGCTAGTCCAACCAAGCGGATTTGATTTGAGCTTGCATACAATGGTTTTCATGCCATCAACAATCTGCATACTGTACTTGTCACCATTCATCCTACGTAGATTGTTCCAGTTAAGTGCCGCACGGACATGTCCTGGCATGTTGGCTTTGCCCAGGCGTTCTTCTTCTTTACCATACTTGGTCAAGTTGTTGACACGTTTAGGACTGCCCTTTTCCCAACCTGGACGCTCTTTAAATATATATTTGAACTCACGGATTTTTTCAATGATCTGTTCACGGGTGGCACCAATCAGCACGTCGTTAAGAATTTCACTTAGAAACTCTTGAATAATCTTGGGTGTATCACTACGCTTGAGATCTAGACCCATGGCTTTTACTTTGCCCGGCAATCCATGCGTATCTTGACGTTTGCCTTCTTTGTCAATGATCATTACAGCATAACGCTTCTTGGTAATAAACAACCCTTTGCTGGCTACCACTTCACGACCGCCTTTGATTACACTGCCTATCTCTCTTGGCACATGAAATGCCTGTTCCATAAATCCAGGAAAGCTAGCATTGACTTGATCTGAGATGCTGTCGTACAACGCAATAGCAGTTTCGTTACTCCAAGACATTGCACCTGACTCAATTTCTTTTTGTAACACAGGATAGGCTGTAAAATAACAGGAATCAGTGTCACCATAGATAATTGCTTCACCTACGTGATCATATTTGCCTGTAATACATTCGTTTACATAAGCATCCATGTGCTTGGCAATTGCACGACCAGTAAGAGTTGTGGATTGGCCAATACGCTTATCAAAGAACCTGCAACCAGGATTAAGAATAGCACCATAGAGACTGTTGAGGTTAATCTTTTTAACAAGCTGACGTTTGTCCCAGTATTCTTCATCTTCTGCATTTTTACATTCTTTCAATTTGGCCTGCATTTCTTTACGCTCGGCATACCAGCGTTTTAATAGTCCGGGAATGACTGCTTCTTTTTCATAGGTAAAGATAGTTCCATTGGCTGTAAGCATCCAGGGATTATTATTATCAAAAATTATTTTCCATACATCAGCGGCACTATGAACCGACTCTTCACCATCTTTCCAATCGATGGTAATCTCTGTACCTGGTTCTGTATTCATGACAGCCGCATATTCTAGACTACCAAATAGACCCTCCCATGCTGCGGCAAAGCTCGATCCACTACGCATCTTGTCTTGAATATAACGATCAGTCATTATAGGACGTAATTGTCCAACAATGGTCTCTGGTCCCATGTTCAAGGCACGAATTGCTGATGGATACAAACTGTTGATGTCAATTGAACCAACGTATTCGTGTATGCCTTTTTTGGGATAAGCAACATAGGCACCTGCGGCCTGCGTGTCTTCATCACTGTAACGTTCTTTGCGGTTTGGCACAACCATGCCACGTTCATGTGCTTCATTGATAATGGCCTGCTCGGTTACAGCCACAGCACCCATTGTGGTCTGTAGCAATACGGTATTTTCATGTGCCAAGGTGTTAGCAAGATCTAAGAATTTTAATTTCTTGTCCAACTTGGCAAGGATCATTGTGTCTTGTCTGTTGTATTCAATAAACTTTTTAAAGTTTTGATTGTACAGCTGATCCAATGTGCCTTCGAACACTGTTTTAGTTTCTTGGAGTTCATATTCAGCAATAGCATCCAAACTATAACTGTGACGTTCTTCATAGGTATACTTGCGATACAGTTGCATATAGTCCATATGCACCCGACCAATCAAGTCATATGTCTCATTCTCTGCACCAAAGCGTTCAAACATACGCTTTTTAGGATACTGATTCCATAAACAAAAACGACGTGTGTCATCCTTGCTGAGTACCCGAGTAACACGATTTACAGTGTAAGGTATATCATAACCCTCGCTGTTCCAACCCGATAATGCGTCAGCATCTTCAATTAGATCTAGGAATGTTTTTAACATTTCGTCTTCACGCTCAAACACAACGCAGTTTTCAAACTCTCTAGCGATCTCGTCCGCAGTCTCACGGCTCATGTGCTTGGGCGGAACAACTAGGGTGACCATTTGCTCTAGCCATTGCAAGTAAACTGAAATAGCAGTGATGGCATTGAATGGGTCTGTGGTTGGTGAGAATCCACGCTCGGGATCAAAATCCACTTCAATGTCAAAGAACGCTACATTTAACCGAGGACCATCTTGTCCTTTGTAATTGTCTTCTAGACAACGAAAGATCGGATTGATGTCAGATTCATACAGTTGTTTACCACTCTGTATGCGAATCTCTTTGCGAAATTCTTTGTTGTTGCGTGTGCTGAATCTGCTGACAGGTGTGCCAAATAGGCTTTGAAATTTACCACGAGGATCCTCGTAGTAGAAGATGTAGTTGGCCGGATATTCTTGGTAGACTCTACGCCCATCCTTCCGTTCAACTACATGAATACGATCGTGCTCACGATCAAATAGTGCATCTACATAACTCAAATTTTTCTCCGTTTATGGCCGGTTAGCCATGATTCATGTTCGTAACGTGAACGACTCGATTGTTATTGAAAACAATATTTATAGCGTTTTACCTACACTGGTCAAAATTGTTTCTAACAATTCGTGATCCTGTTGTTCGCGACCAAATTCACTCTTATGTGCTAGCTTAATTGCCTTCTTAAGGATGTTGGGTTTGATATCCATTTCTTCGGCAATGGCTTTAACAGTGTCATTGAGGCCACCAGTTAAGGTTTCAATTTCCATCATGACCTGCATGCCTTCGTTGATCACTTGAGTAAGTTTGGCCTGTTCTGTGCCGCTAAAAGTTCTGCTGTTAGACATTTAAATCTCCTGTGTAAGTTTTACTATTATACATGATTATTTAGAAAAAGCAAGAGGGTTTTGGTAAAGCTCACTTTAAGTTTCACGGTAGCGAATCGTTTGACTAGGCCAGCAGCCGGCCATTCGGTCCTAAGGCCAAATTCTATTTGATTCCAATCTTCATATACTGCTCGTATGCGCCATCGGGATCGTTTAATGACAATGTGTCTTGATACAAGGTTTGATCAAGTGGTAGGCCACGATCAAACTGAGCAAAATTTTTATATTGGTTGCGGGCTCCGGGATCCTGATTACGTGCTTGTAATACAACCATGGTGCCTGCGGGTATCTGGTTCAACCATTTTAGGCTAGGAATATTGTGACAACTGAGATTGATTACCAATCCATCGGGTTCTAGTTGTTGATAATCTAACTGGTTAGCATCTTTAAGCATGGGCTGTGTCTTGTCGGCTAGTCCTAGTTGTTTTAATTTTTCTTGTCCAACAAGCAACGACTTGGCATTGATTTCATCATTGATGATGCGATCAAAACTGATATACTGCTTGAGCATAAACAGCATCAAAGCCACATTACCGTACCAACTGCCCAGTATATAGATCGTGCCAAATTGATTTTTAATCTTCGACAGTTCTGCTACTGCCCAGAATCTTTCAAGATTGAGATTTGGACTGTCGCTACCTGACAAGGTATTGGGATCTACTTCAGCAAGGGGCGTAAGGAAGTCTTGGAGTATCACTGCCGTCGTCCTCGGGATATACTGGATAGTCGTTCATTTGCCATCCACGTGTAGTTGACTACCGTTATTGAAGCTGGGGCTAAATGGGCTATTAGCGACCCGGCCGCCTTTGCTTTGACTCCATGCGTAACCAGCGCGATGACCTGAACAATCTTTGGTGCACGGTGAGCCCAAGAAACTGAGTTCGTTCAATTCATTGCGTAACCAAGTATCAGCAAATGCCTTACACAGTTCTTGAATCTTAGGATTACGAGTAATTTCTAAGTGATAAGTTTTATCACCAGCGTTGGTTTGCTGACTAGGGTCTCTGTAACCAGCGTAGACTTTGTGTACCGGTGTGCTACTAATTAGATCTTTGCAACTATCTCCGTAACGGTCGGG